CACGAAGAACGGCGAGAACGTGTTCGACAAGAAAGGCATCTCTACGATGTTCGACACCCACAGTAGCGACTCATACGCCAAGTTTGGCCAGTACCGCAACGAGGGCGATCATCAACCGGCGACCAGCCTGTTTTCGGGGTTCAGTGTGGCGAAGGGTTGAGGTGCGGGATAGCGTTGCGAGTGATGCTCATTGGCGCCCCGATTTCATCTGGCTTGCTTCAACGGCGAGCTGATGAGCGATGCGCGCGCACTCCTTACCATTTAGATACGGCAATGGGTGATTTGCGCAGTCCTTCGTACTGGTCGACATGAAAGTCGACCAGATCGAGAAATCGCGCCGGCAACTGAGAGGCGTGCCCGTCAGTCTGGATCGCACACTTACGACGCCTGTCCTGAGGGGGGTTAGATCAACTTACGACACGGCCTTGAGGATCAATGACGCGCGCGAATGGATATTTGTCTCGAAGGCGCGCGAGCTCCTGCATGCACCCCATTTCTGATCCATAGGTTTTCGTCTGCCATTGCTGTGTAGCCGAAGACTTGTACTGCGCCTGATAATTTGTTGACATGCAAACCTCCCTGAAAACCATATATGGCGTAGCCTCAACGGCTATGCACCCACTTCATCTGTCCACATGCCTGCCTGTAGAAGCGAGGCTGCTTGTACCACTGTGACTCACAGCGCCCTCACAGTTGCAGTAGCACAGACCCCAGCGCAGAAGCTGGGCTTTTTACTGCTGGCGCACATCAAGAATCGTCGCGCCCGGATATTTCTGCAAAATCTTACGCTCGGCCTCACGCTGATCCACACCATTTTGCAGGACGTTGCTCATGCCTGACCCATTGCCAGCCTTGAGCTTGAAAACATACGTTTTTACTGCGGCCACAATGCATCTCCTTCGCTTGGGTTAGACGTGACGATATCACTCAACCCCGCTACCTAGCCACGCAGACATGCAGACATGCAGACATGCAGAGAGTATCGATGTCGATATGCATCATAACGTGCGGCGCTGTGATTGTGAGTCAAGCTGCTATTCTCTCCGGCGCGCCGAAAGAGATCGGCGTCATCAAAGGAATGACCATGGCTTTCGATTGGCACTCAGAACCCATTACCCGAGCTACCCCATTGGACAAGAATTACCGCAATACGCAAAACGTTCGGCGGTTTCTGATTTCTCAGTGTGGTGAAGCATTCAAGTTCGACCGGCCGTTCATGGCGTGGATCAAGTCGAATGAGTCGCTGACAATGGGCGAAGTGGCAGATGAGTGGCTTCGTCTGAATCGTTTCTAGTTCCGGCGCTGGTGAGGACTTGATGTCCCCGGAATCTACATTGCCGTCCGGGCTCGATCACTTCTCCCATGGCCCCCGCGAAAGGTGGAGATTCACACGATGCTCAGCAGTCGCGCTGGTGGCTTCTCGTCTGCTTTCCGATAAAGGTAGTCGCGCCAATTCCGGAACGCCCGCTGCTGGCGCTCGAAGGCATCCTGCCACTGGGCGCTGCCGACTTGGTCGACGCCTATCTCCATCATCTGCTCGGTAGCGTCATCCAGTTCCTTGACGAGGTCGAGCGCATTAGGTGCTTCACAAACTTTCGGTCGCATAAATTCCATTTCCTTTGGCTATCCCATTGAGTAGCCAACCTCTTGATAGTGCTCGGTTTCCGACGAACGGTAACACAACAGCAGCCTATAGCCTGCATCCGACCGCGGGCGGGGGTATACCTATGTCTCACTTGCACAAGTCCCCACACTCACGGCGCATAGCCGCCGCGCGTAGGCAACCGACATGGCACACACTAAAACAGCCAAGGCGACAGGCATCCAGCCGAGATTCATCTGGATTGGCGATGCGCCTGATCAACGATGTCATGGGAGGTACAATCGGTCATTTTCGCAGAGTCGACGGCGCACCTGCAGAGGAAGGCGTTGTTTGTCACTATTTGGCAGCGAGGCTGATCAATACATCGAAGCGCAAGTAAAGTAGCAACCGAACCGAGTGAACTAGCGCTGACGACTCTGGATAGAGACAGGGGTGAGAAGAAACGACGAGTCACGCAAAAGTCACGCGCATGAAAAAGGCCAATGGTGCGAACATTGGCCTAAGTCATTGAATAATATGGTCGGGACGGAGTGATTCGAACACTCGCCCCCTAGCACCCCATGCTGGGGCCTGTACGCACGCAAGCACTTGATTCGTAAAGAAAAAAGCCCGCAACAGAGCCTGCAAAATACGGCGTTTCTTGTGATTTCGCAAACGAAAACACGTGGCCTCCAGCGGAGGTTTTGCGCAGGTCTTTTCTGCTGAGTTGCGCTTTTCACTAATGAATCTCGCAGCAACTATGGGGCAAGACCTAAACACTCTGCAGCATGCAGAATCATTTCGTTAGGGCCTTCTTGACCCCCCCCCTGGAGCTACCGCCGGATAAAGTGCAGTCAAACGTTCCACGCACCTGCGTTCAAACTCTTGGTGCACAGATAATTCCGCTTGGAACTTTCGTTTTTTACCGGCGGAGGCTTCTAGAGCCATCTCGCCGGCGACGAAATTAATAACCTTGGTTCTGCACAGCGCCTCATATGACACTACTACCTGCAAGAAGCAAACGGTAAAAAGGGTCTTCAAAACTTCCACGCTGTCTTTTTCCCCTCTAAAATCTTTAGCAACAACTGGTCGGGAGTGGGAAATCAACAAACTTTTTGCCTTAACTATGTCTTTATCATTAAATTTAGCATATGGGTTATGAGCAAACGTATTTCGTATGCTATTGCAGTAATCAAACAACTGGCGAAAATCGCTGCTCAAGACACTCAAAGCGGAGAGAAAATCAAACTTCAGCAAAAATGAAACTCTTCTTAGCTCCATCACACTAGCCATAGGGAGAGCCTCAAATAAAGCCTTGTCAAGTGCCTTATCTATCGAAAAGTGAAGCTTCACCACTAAATTTAACAAGTCGGTCTCATCTTCCACCAAAGACCTAACTTCATTTTCAATAGACTCGACGCTCACCTAATTCCCCATATCATGATTCATATCAGCGCCACATATACCGGTAGATCAGCTACTTCAGAGTTCGCTTAACGCCCACACAACGGACATCCGGGCCACTCAGCAGCAGTCTACAGGTCACGAGGATGGATCGCACGAATGTTTATCATCTGAGTTTGCCGATCTTGAGATAATCCGGTGAGACGCGACCTATCAAGGTCGCAAGAAATATCGCACTGGATCCATATAATTATTGAGGCAGGCCGTCGTGTGCTCCATATCGCGACCGTTACCGAATGCCATACTTAGTACACCGTCGAACTTCTTTAAATTCGTAGTAGTGCTCTTACCCATGCTAATTTTATGAGTTATATACTCATGCCCATATAACGCTAGCGCCTTAAGCAACAATGACTCTAAACACTCGACGCGCTGGGATAGGATTGCTTGGGCATGCATGCAGTCGGAGTTGTAAATTGCCTTAAGGAAGGTTTTATCTCCAGTCGTTACAGTAAACGGCATGTCAGCCCTATAGAGATTTTCCGCATGCAATGTAAGCTGCAGCTCGCCATCATGCACACCCTCAATCTGAAGCAACTCTTCCAGAAGCCCTATGTTTTCATCTGCTGGACCCAGCTTTTGGCATGAATCTACGATGTAACAAAGACGGTCAAAAGCTGCGTGATTGCCCAGTCTTTTGTCGAAACACTTGGCCTCATCGGTCAAGTATAAGGAGAAGGGAGCCTCGCCAAGCACATAACAGTCGTTAAATCCGCAGCCCAGTACGGTCAACGCCTCATCGACCAAGTCGCATTGCGCTAGTGCTACTAAGACATCATTGTCGGCGAGCACGATCATTTACGCGATAAGGTTCCGTAGCAGGTGTTCGCTGTCTGGATCCAGGCCATCATTCAGATTCTTGAAAACGCGTTCTGACACAACATCCTGGTCACTTACTGCTCCTGAGATTTCTTTGAGTGCACCAACACACAAGGGATAGATCTCCTTGTTATTGTGTGCCACGTTCAGCACAGCATGCGTGGGATCGATTTTTCTTTCCCTTCCAAACCGCAATGCAATTTCAGCCAACTGAGGAGCATATACCCGCCGCGGCAACGTAAGGCGGGTGTCCGCGTTTCCGGTCAAAAGCTCTATAGCAAATCGATCAGCTTCAATCTCTTGGGGATTGCGGCCTTCGTCCGACTCACCTTTAGTGATCTCGTCATCAACAATAGCACCGTTCGCAGTCAGATGACCTAGAGCAATGTGGCCTAGCTCATGCGCGAGATGAAATAGCAGAAAGCCATTCTTCCGGACATTGGACAGGACAATTGACGGCCTACCATTAATTGACATCGCGATACCGTCCATCTTCTTTCTGCCAAGAAGAGGAGACGCCAAATGCAGCACCGGAATACCGTTGTTCCAGCATGCATCCAAGATCTGAGGTAGGCCTACCCAAGGCGCGCCAGTCGAAAGGATATGCTCACGAATTTGCGCTGCACCTTGGGGCGGCGCCTGATATGTTCTGGACATTGCATTGAGCGCTATTCTAGAAGCGCTCCTCGCGAGCGCGACAGCTACAGAAACATCCTCAGGCGAGGTTTTAGCTGAAAGCTTAAAACGCTTCTCTGTAGGCAGGTCAAAGGCAATCCGCGGCGGCTCTTCGCTGAAAGGCCTGATCTGTAGGCTGAGGGCTTTGGCGAGATATATTTTTGCTCGCTGCGCTCCGCCAGGGGACGCCTCAACTTCCGCTGACCACCATTCAGGCATGATGCGAGTGAGATGCTTCTTAGACAGTCCGTGAGTGTTCAGGGCAGAGTAGATGCTTTGAATATTGGTCATGATCCCTCCTCCGATGAGCGAACTGATGAGCCGGTTGGCGCAATACGGGTTAGACGGCAAAAAGATGGGCGAGTCACGGAATTGCGATGAAATCATATCATTTTCGGCAGTTATCCATAGGGCCATCACAATTTTGATAGCATTTCGTCGCGTTCATTGGTCGGATAGTCCAGCGGACTACGGCGCTCACGCCCTTCCCTCGCGTGCCGAGGACGCCTCGATGCCGCATTTGTCAGCCACAAGGGCGCCGGCCTTGTAATCAGTAGGTCCCGGGTTCGACTCCTAGTGCCGGCACCATACAAACAAGGGCTTGCAGCGATGCAAGCCCTTCGTTTTTCTGCTGCACGTACAAATCTGCGTGCAATTCAACTGCGTGGAATTGCTAGTTTCGAAGTTATCCATACCCCGAGCTTTCCGACCAGCTCACATCGCAATGCCCCGCATCCTTCACGGCGTCCGCCGACCAGTCCCTCTCCCAACCGCAGCTCGTCAGCAACACTGGCTGTCTTCCCATCGTCTTGATTGCTGTATGTCCAAACAGTATTGGAGAACTGAAAGTGTCCACCGACTACGACGCCGAGAATGTGCAACTGATCGAAATTGAAAATGAAGTGTTGCGGGGGGAGGTAGGACGGCATCGCCAAAATGTTGAGCGATTAGTCGAGATGCTAACCGCCGTCACCGACGAGCGTGATCATTTGCGGAGGCAGATCGCGGCAACAGGACAGACAGGCGGTGCTGCAATGATCGGCGAAAGCTTGCCAGACCAGCACAAGCACAAGCACAAGCACAAGCACAAGCAGAGAATCTCGGAGCTGTCGGCCCAGATCAATCACATCCCCGCGACAGGTCACCGCATCGAGTTGGTTCCGGCAGGTAAAAGTGGCGAGATCCCGTTCACTGCGATCGGCAACCACCCGAAAAACCTCAAGGCGCGGCGCGACAAGCACGAGCCTCGCGTTCGTGAGCTGGCCGCCGCGGGCAACACCGCATCGCCCAGCGCCACCGCCATAGGAATTGACAGCCGGACCGTTCGGCGCATCGCCAAAGAACACAACATCACCCTGGCCGAACCCACCTGATGCGCAAGATCAACAACCGCGTGCACCAGCGTCGCCGGCAAGCCTGGCTGAACTTGCCAGCGCATCAGTTCGGAGAACCACCCAATGGAAAAGACAGCAGCCGCGAAGCACTCTGCGGCTTACCGGGAGCGGCAAAGCGAGAAGACCGCGAAGCTGGGCATCGAAACGCAAAAGATCGAAACGCCAGCGGGCACCAGATCGGCCATGAACACCGCGATGAAGGATCACGGCTATAGCCAGATTCAGGAGCTGTGGCAGGACTTGGCCTTATCGTTTCTGGCGTCTCCGCGCGAAGAACAAGCCCGGCGGCTGAGAAAGCCTAACGCGTCAGTTGGAAGAAGCCGGTATGGCTGAAGTAGATCCAGATGCTGACGAATAGGTGAACCTCGTCAGTACTGAATTCCCGGCACGAAGTTGTGGATCATCAGCAAAGACTTCATTCGCTCCTGAATGTCACCCTCCTCCATGACGCTGGCCGCCCACTTATCAACAGCATCAGCTATCTCTAAACAGAATTTATCTACTTGGAGCTGCAGTGTGTTGTTGATTTTATTCCTATGGATCGTTCCATTCTTGGGTGGGATTATGAAATGAAAGTCATCGAGTGCCTTGCGGGCTTTCTGCTGCGTTATGTCGCTGCCTCCTTCATGTAGATAGCTGCACCTGAGCGCGTAGCAGTCTGCGCCAGTCAGAAAACAGTGATGTCCGATTCCCGGAAGCTGATGGACGTAGTCGGGAGCAACCCAACCATCGAACCATGCCGCGTACCTAGCCCCGCTGCCTTGACTTGGATGCTGTAACCGACCACAAACATCTGGCAGCGTAAGCGCCGAGGCAAGCGCTACATACCAGTCTTGATGCGCTACCGACGACCGCAAGCTATCCGTAAAACGCTTCATCGCATCACTCCTTGACCCGGCCCCATGCCGGTCACCACGTATAGCCCACCACCAACCTATTCGCCAGTGATATCATCTGCTAGAAACTTCTCAATTGCTGTTTGACTCGAATTTAAACAATCGTCCAACTGGCCCCCTTCTATCATTGATGGCGGCTGCAAGCGCTTCTAGTGCCTGCTTGCGATCACCAAAAACCTCTTCAAGTAAATACTCCATAATCTCCAGAGCATGAAGGGCGTCCTCAAACTCTATCTCGTTACCTGGATGGCTCCCGTGATTACCTATCCAACGTATGGCGTTGAACAAATTTCTGGTTGAAACCTGATCCTCGGGCAAAAGATTGATTCGATTTCCAAAGGATATGAATTTATCTTCAGCTTTGACAGGAATTCCGAGATGTGTTAGTACCTCTTCAGCCGAGGCTCGTATAGCGTTACAGCTTGACGCTGGACTTGAAAAAAACATAGCACCGGCTGTAGATAATGGCGACACTACCTCTTTTGGCGCCTTGGCGGGATAATCAATCAGCTGCAATGGAGGATGAAAGAAGGTGGGCCTATAATAGGATGTCCAATCTCTCGACCACTCGCCTTTTTCATCTACATCATATTCTTCTTCGACAACACCGTTCCCGACAACAAATACTAACTCAGAACATGAGACGCACTTTAGAGTGCAGTTGAAGATCAGTTCAATATATTCCGGCTCCCACCATTCCTCGTGATGCGCTGAGGCGCTACCCTCAGTTTCAAGCCCAGTGAATTTCCCCTCAAGTCGCAAATGCCCCTTATAGCATCTTGGGCATTTGTACTCTGGAACGCTTGATTCGGTGAAAGCTTGTTTCAGAATTTCTTTATCCATGCTCACATCCTTGTAGGTTGATGAGCCAATCATAATCAACGAGGTTATAAATGGCCAACCCGACCTTTAGGATTGTCTGCCAGTTCAGCTGTGGCGCTGCATCAGCTGTCGCCACTAAGCTCGCTATCGCCCAATACGGCGCCACCCATGACGTTGTGATCGTTAACGCCTATCTGGCAAACGAGCACCCGGACAATCGCCGGTTTGCCGACGAATGCGAAGGCTGGTTTGGCCAACCGATTACGGTGCTCCGCGACGAAAAGTACAATGCGGACATCATCCAGGTGTTCAACCGCGAACGGTACATCAAGAACCGTTGGGGCGCCTGCTGCACGAAGCTGCTCAAGCGGCGGGTTCTGGATCAATGGAAGCAGCCAGGCGACGTGATGGTGTTCGGCTTCACGGCGGAAGAACGCACCCGCTTCGACGACTTCTGCGAGCGCAATCCCGATCGTCCAGCCATAGCGCCTCTGATCGAGCGCGGGTTGGGCAAGGACGATTGTAAAGCTATGGTCGAGCGCGCCGGCATCGACATCCCGATCATGTACCGGATGGGCTACGACAACGCCAATTGCATCGGATGCGTGAAAGGCGGTGAAGGATATTTTCGAGCCATACGCGAAGATTTCCCCGCGCAGTTCGAATCGCTTTGCCAAGTCCAAGACCTGCTAGGCCCAGGCTCGTACCTTCACAGAAACCGCATCACCAACGAGCGGTTCTCGCTGAGAGACCTCGGCGAAGGGCCAGTGCGACGAAACGAGAAGATTCCCGCCTGCTCCTTTTTCTGCGAACTGGCCGAAGCCGACATCATCGCCAGTGCCTGATCAAACCAGCGCGTCGGTTGAGAGCGCAATAGCAACGTCGGCTTTTTCCACGTTTTTCTCATAGCCTAGAAATTTCTCGACGCAGTTCAGATAGTTTTAAATATTCAGACAATTTTACCTCCAAAAATCTCTCCATTCTTTCGAGAGTAATTTTCTGCTCCTCACCATCTCCAGTGCTGTAACCCCATTTATCTTTTAGAAAAACCATGTCAGGTTTTCCTACAGCTGATTGTACATCTGCCTTAGACATGCTGGAGTTAATAGATATAGTTTGCTGCCCAGGACGTATCGGACCAATTTCCACAAGCAGATGCATTTGAAATCCGTCAATGACTTTAATCAAATCGTCTTTGAGAGGTTTCAACCCTTTGATTGAGCGACACTCATCAATAATATTCCAAAACTCAGGCGCTATCGTAGGATTATCCAAGGCGAATGGGTGGGCTGGCCTCAAAAAACCACCAACACCGAGCAGAAACTTTAGAACTTGAATCTGCGTTAAACGAAGCTGCTTTATGGTTTTTTCTGCTTTGCTTCTAATCTCGCGAAGCTTGATGACGTTACCAGCTATGGAAATTTCTTGAACCTCGGGCGAGAACGTAATAATCAAAGCCATTACCGAGAATGCGAGGACAAACACGGTAAATTCAGATCCAGTAAATTTATTGTTGAAAAGCAAGAATAACGCTAGCGTAAGCGCGCTCAAGAAAACTAGTGCAGCACAAAATACCAGCTTACTTCGTGACCTGTTGTCTTCGTTCATGAGCGCTCCACATCATTTGAAAGTCTTCACACTTAATAACCCACTTCCACGAATGACGCCACTGGCGAGGATCCTATGCAGATCGAATACGGCTCCGTTTGTTCGGGGATCGAGGCGGCTTCGGCTGCCTAGGAGCCTCTGGGCATGAACCCGGTCTGGTTCGCCGAGATTGAACCCTTCCCATCTGCGGTACTGGCTTACCACTACCCGAAGGTGAAGAACCATGGCGACATGACCAAGCTCGCTGCCCTGGTACTCGCCGGGAAGATCAAGGCGCCGCCGGTCCTCGTCGGCGGTACACCCTGCCAAGCGTTCAGCGTAGCCGGCATGCGCCAGGGCCTGCTAGAACAGCGACATGCCAGCAACGAGTGGAAAGAGTCGGTACGGAGTTGTCTGGTTCAGGATGCAGATCCCAAGTGGCATGAATGGCTGACTCGCGATGCATGCGAATGGCTCAAGCGTGACCGGGGCGACACGGCGCAGCTCAGTCACGGCGAGTACCACCGTATCAACTCTGTCAGCGACGGCGGAGTGTGGACGCTGTTCATCACCAGCCGTTGGCAAGGCGACTGGGGCTTTTTGGTGAAAGGCAAGAAGATCGATTGGCGCATCTACACCGGGGAAGACCAATGACCGGCCCAGCGCCAGCAGCGCGCCACACCATCAAGGCCACGATCCACCAGCTCGCCGAAGGCGGTACAGCCATCAGCCTTCACCGTCTCCCAATTTCAACCATCACGCCCAAGCAAGCGCGAGAGTTTGCGCGCCAGATCAATGAGATTGCCAACGCCGCCGACCAGGGCGAAGTGGGCACGTATCCGCAGGAGGGGTTATGAATCAGGAATTGAAGCCGTGTCCGTTCTGCGGCAGCACTAACCTAAACGTCACCGCAGAATCATCCTATGTCATGTGCTACGGCTGCGATGCTGACGGGCCAGTAACGAGGCCCAGCGCTGCAGCCATTGCTGCATGGAACAACCGCCCCGGCCCTGTGCCGCCTGCTAGCGGGGAGGTGGAGGTGTTAGCACTGCTGGATAGACACGTCGAAGGTGGTGTGACCTTCACTGAAGGCGCCCTTTCCTGTGCGATGCACGGCACCGAACTGGTAGACCGCGACCACGTCACCCGGTTGCAGGCTGACTGCGAAGCGTTGGCGATTATGCACAGGCAAGCGCAGGTGAAGTGGGGTGCCGAGCGCGACACCCTCAAGGCTGAGGTTGGTCGGTTAAACAGTAAGTGCCAAGCGGCAGATATTGCACTTGCATATCAGACAGAAAACCTTAATGACGCGCAATCCGAACTGATCAAGGCGCGGGAGTTGCTGCTAGATGTTGGCACGTCAATGGGTTCGACCGAAGGACGCCGATCAGCCCGCAAGAAGATAAATGCCTTCCTCGCCCACCAATCCGCGCCAGCCGCCAACCTTTCTGATGTAGCGCATGACCGTGCCTACCGTAACGGGCTGATGGCTGGTTTTGGCATGGGGCTAAATGGCAACGAGGCTGCATACAAGCGGGCACTAATCGGATATCAGCGAGAAATAGTGGAAACCGTACAATCCGTGCCAGCCGCGAAGGGTGAACACTAATGGGATGGTCCGAGATAATTCGCAGACAAAAACGGCTTGTATTCGCAGCCTTTAAGCGAGGAACAGAGCAAGGGCTTTATGAGCTTGCATGTTTGAAGGCAATGCATAAAGCAGCGGGGCTGAAGCCATGACCAACAAAACCGAACAGGTGAGCGTGCCGCGCGAGCTTGCTAACGCGATCTATGACCTACTGGCCTGCCCACAACATCATGTGCGCGCCGACTACATTGCCGCCTACAAATTGCTGCATGAGATTCTCGCCGCCCCGCCCGAGGATGTCCGGGCAGTACTGCCGACACAATCAAGACTTCTTCCTAACCACACCGCTCTTCCGCACCCACCGCGCCACTGGGGCTTCTTTCAGCCAGGGCGCAAGGTCCCCGGCTACACGCTTGAGCAGATGAAGGAATACGGCGCCCAGTGCGCTGCTGAAGCGTTGCGCCAGAACAAGTAACCCCGCCGCCCGTTCGGCCCCACCCTATCCCTATTGCCTGCTGCGTATGCGGCGAGGAGATCATGTGTGCGCAATAAAAGAACGCCCAATCCTGTTCTCGGCGCCGATGGTGCGTGCCATCGTGGAGGGTCGTAAGACCGTCACGCGTCGTGAAGTTAGAAAGCTGGCAGCACTCGATTGCTTGGCCACCGGATTCGAGCCAGCGTTTCTGGCACTGCCCGGGAACTCTGATCTCTGTCCTTACGGCCAGTCCGGCGAAGGACTGTGGGTGCGCGAGACATGGGGCGTCATCAGCCATGACTTTGATGAGCACGGCAACATGGTCGATTGGGTGCCCGACCGGCCGGCTCAAGAAATCCGCGAGATGCGGTTCGGCCGCGGCTATTACACAGGGCACGTAATCTACCGCGCCGACGGCGAAGCGGCATGGGCCGGTGACGATGATGGCGGCGGGGATGATCGCTCCGCATGGAAGCCAAGTATTCATATGCCCCGTATTGCGAGCCGTATCCTGCTGGAGATCACCAACGTGCGCGTCGAGCGCCTGCAGGCAGGAGAAGGGGAGACAGCGTCCGAAAGTCGCTACGTCGCAGAAGGAATTCACCGCATACACCACGGTGACGGTGATTATTACTTCCACCCCTTCAAAGACGAGCCCGGCCCAGGCAACTGGGGCGATCCTTTCGATGCCTGGCGGGAGCTGTGGGTATCGATCAATGGCGCCGGGTCTTGGAACGCCAACCCATGGTTCTGGGTCGTGGAGTTCAAGCGGGTGACGCCATGAGCCTTGATCGCAACCAACGCCGACTGCTCGCCAAAGAGAGCAGCAAGCAGCCGCGCACCCTGCGCCAGGTGCCGAAGGATCAGTGGCCGGAAATCAGGGCATCCAACCTGACGGAGGTCTGGCGCTCGGGCGGTTTCCTTGTCCAGGTCTATAGCGAGGCTGGCGGATTTCAACGCATGAGCGTTTGCCGTGCACTCCACAACGGTGACAGCTGGGTCGACCAGATCACTTGGGCCAAGCTGATGCAGCTGAAGCGCGAGCTTGGCCGTGACGATCGCGATGCGCTGGAAGTTTTCCCAGCCGACGCCGACATCGTGAACGTGGCCAATATGCGGCACCTGTTTTATCCGCCTGAGCCGGTGGCGTTTACACAGCAGCGCGACGAACTGATTGCCGCTTTCGAAGAAGTCCTGCGCATCTCCGACCGAAGCCGGAAAGGACGGGCAAAAGAGCGCCGGCCACGCCAGCGAGGAGATGACCAAAAACTATCAGAAGGACCACGCAGAAGTGGTCTGGTCCGAGGCCGTACCCGACCTGGATATCAGGGAAATCGCAGGATAGTTTTGCGCCAGTTTTGCGCAGATTTTGCGCCGAGCAGAAATAAAAAAGGGAATCAAACCTGTAAGTGGCTGATTCCCTTTACAAAATATGGTCGGGACGGAGTGATTCGAACACTCGACCCCTAGCACCCCATGCAAGCGGACTGGCCTACAGCCCGCATAACATAAGGCTCTCCGGCTTGGCGCTCGCTGCAACGATGCCTAACCGCGTTTTACCGTAATTCACTATGTCACTCGGAAAGTCACTATGGCTTTTTAGCCATGTCTCCGGCGTTCTGCCGACGTTCACCCTCTTCCTCTTATTATTTGAATGCCATCCTCCGTGCGCGCACCGCCATCGAAAAGACCGATGAGTTCGGCCTCCTCCCATTCGAGCAAGCCCCAGAGTTTGGCCGCGTCCGAAAGCTCGAGCATTTCGCTCAACTCCTCGGCGCTGACCTGTTTCCGCCGGCGGGCAAGCATCGCCAGTTCGACCAGCTTGCGCCGATGAGCCTCCGGGTAGGTGACCAGGTCATCGCGAGCCTTGATCGCCGTCCGCCAATCGGCCAGCGGGTTCTCAACCAAAGCGACACCACCACGACTGGAAATAGAAAGCCCCGTCTACCTCTTCTACACCGGTGATGTTCAAGCCCGTCGTCCCCAGACCGGTTACCTTCGCGTCCAGCAGTCGCGGGAGAATGTCGGGTCCGTCCCCCGTCTTCATGATGAACGCCTCAACCGTCCCGCGGCCAAGGTTGGTGTTGCCCGACTCATTCATCTGCACGTCACCCTTTATAGGAGTGGCGTCTCTGACCTCTTTCGCAGTCAGTGCCACGCCGAGGCGTCTGCGAGGGGTTACAAGGAAATGCATGGTTGTCGCTCGATACTGTATATGCGTACAGTTAACTAAGCTGAGGTGCTGTGGTCAACACTGTATAAGCCGATTTTCGACAGGTGACAGCATGTGCGGACGCTACTCGATCTACGAACCGATGGACCACTACCTCAAGGAACTGGCGCCCCAGCAGCTGATCATCAACGGCTATGACCTCTGGCCTATTGAGCGCTACAACGTAGCGCCAAGCACGCGCGTTGAGATTATCCGGCGGACAGCCGAGGGGCTGAGCGTCGACAAGGTGAAGTGGGGATGGTCGCCGTTCTGGGCGAAAGGTGAAGGGAAGCGCCCTGCCCCGATCAATGCCAGGGTAGAAACCGTGATGACTGGGAAGTTTTTCAAACAGCTATGGCCGAATGGGCGCGCACTTGCGCCGGCGAACGGCTGGTTTGAATGGGTAAAAGATCCGGATGACCCTAAGAAGAAGCAGCCTTATTTCATCAGGCTGAAGGAGGAAGGTCCGATGTTCTTCGCCGCGCTGGCGGAAGTGCATCAGGGGTTGGAGCAGGATCCACAGGACGGTTTTGTGATCATCACGGCTGATTCAGATCAGGGCATGGTGGATATTCACGACCGCCGCCCGGTGGTGCTGAGCCCTGAGCGCGCCCGGGAATGGGTCGATCCAGAGACCACGCCAGAGCGGGCTGCCGAGATCGCCAAGGATTGCTGCAGGCCGACCGAGGAATTCACCTGGTTCGAGGTGAGCAAGGATGTCGGGAATGTGCGGAATCAGGGGCCGAATCTTATTCGAAAGCTATTCGGGGGGTCCGCTACGGCTCAGAAAAACTGACCTCCAATTTTTCTTGCATAACAGGTATCAAATACCTATTATGAAGAAAAACGGGATGGTCATAATGAGTTCAGAAATCTCAAACATTGCCAAGATTAATGACCACCCGAAGCTGCTGACGAGGCGTGTCCGAGACATCGGGTTGGATTCTGAAAAGATTTCCTACTCGGTTGACATAAACGACTTAGCTAGCGCCCGAGAATTATCAATGCCGCAGATATGGGATTGCTTAGAGGAAGGGATAGTGGACCACACAGGGATCTGTAATCAGGGTGAGGAGATTCGGGGCTATATTTCGTATCACTCCCATGAGGGCCTTGTGACGCTGTACTTTGCTCTTGCCGAGGATGACACCTGGCTAGAAGTCCTATCTGCCTCAATCGAGGTGAAATGAAATGAGCCTGTTCCACTATGTCGCTTGTGGACTGCATAACGTATGGCTCGCCAATGGTGTCACGGAAGGTTTGTCCAGTGACGGTAAGCCAGTTTTCCATGTGGAAGACGTTAAGGGTCTGCATAAAACAATCGGGCTTTCGCTTGTCAAAAAAGACACGTTGCTAACTGGGGATGAGTTTCGTTTTCTCAGAAGCGAGATCAAACTCACGCGCAAAAACCTCGCTGCGGTCCTCGGCATTTCGGAAGAGACTATAAAGAAATGGGAATCAGGCGAAAACCCTATCCAAAAGACCTCTGATTTCACCCTGAGAAAACTTTTCATGGAAAATCAAAACGTTACAAGCGAAGTGCGTGGATTGCTCGAACAGATAAACCACCTTGAAAAGAAAAATACCGAATTGTATTTCAAGGAAGGGAATAGCGGATGGGAAGCTGACCAGCAATGCGCTTAACGCATTGAGATAGTTGGAAGGTTAGCCCCCAAGCGAGCATTACCAGTGCTCGCTGGGGACTGATCGAATGTAGGCGCGTGAAGGTTTGCGACGTGCTTACCTCGCAAAAACCACATGCTTTCGTCGACGTTGGAATCGTGACGATAGCAGATGGAAAAAGGCGAGTCTATAACTGCCGATCGCCTGCTTGGAGTCGATGCCATGTCTATGACGTGCCCAATCGTTCGCCCGGTACACGTTTGCGCCTATACCCGTATGCGCCGAGGCCACCTCGAATACGTGTGCCAACATTGTCGTAGCCTGCCTAACCGTTAAGGTTTGGCCACAACGAAGCCACCCCATCAGATTGGTCGGGTGGCTTTTTGTTTCAGCGACACACGTCGCGAATGTAGGCCTGCGCCGCCTTCAAGGCTGCTCGGTCGGAGATGAGGTCTCTGCGGAGATCGAGAACAGCTTGTCCAGTTTCTCGACTGAGTTCGACGGAGCCTGCATCACCCACGCCGGGGGCGCTGGCGGAACCGGACACGTTCCCGCTACCGGCACTACAACTTCCCGAGATGCGCAGCCGGCGAGTGCCGTCAGCAACAGCGCGGCGCAATATTTCATTTTCAGCATTGGCCCTTTCCTTCTGTTCTGTGGCGTCTTTGTCCAGGGCGGCGAGTTTCTGCTCGGCATCCTGCTGCTTGGCGAGCGCCTTGCGCGCCTGCTCTGATCCGGCGTTGGCGATCAGCGTCAGATCGGCCTGGCGGTTGGCTTCGTTGATGGCGATGATCTGACCGTAGGCGTTGGCCTGCCAGAACCATGCAACCGCCCCGCCGGCGAGGAACAACGCGGCGGCAATCACGACGGCGCCGATCAGTTTGATCTGGGCTTCGGTCATGGCACGTGCCTGAAAAAGATATGGTGCCCGAGCTTCAGCGTCTGCTTCGCCTTGGCAGCCCAGACCGGAGGCTTCGGCATGGTGGTCGCGTAATAGTGGGTCGCGCCGCCGGTTGGATCAGGCTTCAGTCCGCCAATGACCTGCTCAGCCGCAAGACGGCACATTACGAACTCACCCGCAGGGATCGGCTTCGCGCCACTCAGGTACGGATAGTTAGGGTCGTTTTTGTTCCAGCAGCTGAACTGGTATGGCTTCTGGCACACACCGGTGTAGCCCTCGCCCCACCACGATTTATCCTTGCCGTCGTCTACCCGGTTGCGGATCGACCAAGCCACGGCCACCATTCCGGCCAGTCCTTCCCCACGTGCTTCGCCCCACAGCGTGCGCGCCAGCACATCGCGATCTTTTTCAGTCACTTCCATCAGCTTTCTCCAGGCAAAAAAATACCCGCTCAATGGCGGGTCCGGTCGCGTGCTGCGATCAGATAGTGTCGGGCGCCAGCGCGGCGGGGTCTGCGGAGATGTCAGGGATGGCAGGCGCGATCGGCCAGATAGGTGCCGCTGGCCATGTAACCTGAGTCGCCACCTTGCCCAGCTGGAACTTGTAGGCCTTCCAGCCTTTCAGGCTGACAGTCAGCGCAGCAAGCTCAGCTTCATCCTCTTCGGTGGCCTCGCCGCTCTCCACGCCGTAACCGAGCGTCTCCACTCGATCCTGAATGCGCGCGATCTGAGCGGCAGCGGATGCGTTGCGCGATGAAAGCTCAGCCTTGGCGGTGTCCAGTGCGAGCGCGGCAGCAGCAGCATCTTTCATGGCCTTGGTGATCAGTTGGCTCCAATCGATGTTCATTGCTGGGCCTCGATGATTGGGAATTCTTCAACCGCGGGCAGCGGCAGTGGCTGCGGCAAGCTCACTTCGCCATCCGGGACGTTGGTCAGTGGCACCGGAAAGGCCTGCTCCTGGCTGTAGTTGATGGGCAGTGGAAGCCGCAGCGTCAGAAGCAGATCAGCACCGACTCGGTCGACCGGCCCGCCAAACCACTGGGAATCGATGGCGCCCATCGGCAGCGTGTCGCCGTCGGCCATGCGTGAAAAGTCGAAGGCTTCACCATTCACGGTGAGGACGTCGCCCGACTTGATGACGGCGAGCGTCTCATCGGAGCGAAACGGAGAAAGATTGATGATCATCAGTACCACCTGCCTACGGCATGCAAGCCGATTCGATATACCTGGTTCACGCTGAAGTTTGCCGTTACGGTCACGGCGCCGTTAGCGCCGAGGTTTGCGCTCAGTCGAGAACAAGTGAACGCATCAGTCGTCTCTGCAAACTGCAGGGTCGCCATGACCGTGGCGGTATTGCCCAGGAAAGCGATGGGTGGCGTCCAGAAGGCAGAGGCAGTTGCCCCCGCACCCGCCGGACCGAAGCCAAGGTTGCGCAGCCAGCACTCTTGCGTGCCATCCGCGAAACGCACATAGCTGCCGTTCACGTTGGAGCCGCTCTCGACAATGTTCCGCCCCGCCAGCTGGATCCCGACTGGAACGTTCAAGACCCCGCCATAGCTGTAGGTCATTGGTGGACCGCCAGCGCTGTTGTCGCTCAGAACAGAACGAAAACTGAATCCGCCGCTACCGCCGCCTCGGTTGCAAGTGAACGCCATGTGGCCCGAGAAGCCACTGCCATCTCCGGCATCGTTCCACCCGATATACCCGCCCTGCCCGCTTCCATAGGTGGCGCCGGCCAAGACCCGCAAACTATTGATGGCCGGAGCGTTATAAAGCTCCGAGAAGTTGGCGTTTATCTTTATGTTGGCGCTTCGGGGGGTATCTCCACCAACACCCGAGGGTGCGGTGCCTAGTTCAATATTTTGCCGTGCCATTTCTTTTCCTAAAAGTTAGAAACGTCGAGGACCATGTAGGAGGACTGGTAGGAATAGCCAGCGGGGTAGCCGTTTGAGTTAGCTGGCTGCTCGCTGTAATCGTAATAACCCCTATTCTTGTACACGTTGACTTGTGTGGCAGATGGTGTTGAGGCAAAGCTTCCGGAATAACCACCAACAGCATAAGGAGGGTTGCCAGGCACCAACTGACTTACCATGTTCCAAGCCCTTTTGGACTCGACCACCGCTACTGTCTTGCCCGCGTAAACTGGTTGATATGGGTCCGGGTTGCTATCAACCATTGACCTTTCAATGAAATCTACAATCCTCATATATCGCAGGCGAGAGTCAAAGATAACTTCGCCGGTGTTGGGATTCTTGACTATCAGCTTAGGCCAGTCAGCGGGACCGCCTGTATATTTCGGCAAATCAAACTGCCAATAGCTAACAACGGCGTTCCCCCCAGCGGTACAAATTTGGTAGGTGGCGTTCCCGTTAGCGTAGGTTACGGAAAAGATAGAACACGGGTTGGCGCATCGGAAAGCTAATACGGCCTGATCAGCGGGCAGTGTGAGAAAAACCTGTGATAGGTTTGGAACAAAGGTGGGGGCAGTTGTTACCTGCCCAGAAGCCCGGAGGGCAAGGTTTTGATAGGTATCGTCAATTAAGACGTTTCCCGTGTTATTTCTGAATCTGACCGTGGGCATTTAATAGACCCCAACAACTATTTGAGTTCCAACTGGCACGTTAGTCCAGCTTAAAACCCGCCCGGAACGAGTCACGTCTCCGCTTGGCGGATAGGTGCTCTGGGAGGTGGCCGGGTCCTGCACTCCGGGCGGCAATCTCATGTGATACCAGGGAATACCATCGCTCCCCGGATACGTGTAACTGCCAGTCTTGTTTGCCGAGGTAATAACTACTGTCCCGAAAAGCCGGGTTATGCGATCAGTCAATTCCAGAATGACCGCCCCGGTGTCGGGGCGACGAATCCTTAAGCCTGGCATAGTTCCTCCTTAGGCCATGCTCAGCTCAATCACCGTGACAGAGCCGGAAACCATGTAAAGCCCACCCTCGTTAATCTGGAGGTACTTACCATTTGTGGCGCTATTCCTGATAAGCATCTCTCCCAGATTGAAGTTGATAGTCATCCGTGGGGTCCCGTAAGTAGTCTGGGTCTGGGAATACAGGGTGGAACCGACCACGCCATTAACGACGGCCAGCTTGCTGATAAAGGCATCTCGGATAAATGTCTGATTACCTACTACGGCAAATGGTGATGTTGCGTAATCCGCCCCCTGAGTTGTTGCGATCACAAACTGGTCAGCTGCGATGACAAACCGAGACTGAAACACCCCGCTAGCGTTACTCAACCCAAGTCCAAACCCCGCCCAGGTGAAGTCGCCAGCGTTATTGGCCTGGAGCTTGACCTGATACGAGATATCAACCTGGTTCTTCAGGTTAGTGGCGGTGCCGTTTGCGGTATTCGCCGTTGTGTTCGCCGCATTCGCCGTACTGTTGGCCGTGTTAGCGGTGTTCTGGGCCACGATAGTTGCAGACTGTGTGACTTGGATAGCCGCACTTTGCTGCCCCACCTGAACTGCGATGGTGTCGGTTCTCAGGCCTTGGGCGTAATCCCCCTCAATGATCGCTGACTGAACGGAGTAAACCCCGACGTAGGTTTGTTCAGAACCTGCATACGATGTTGTCTCCCCCGCCATTGTCGGGTTGACCTGCGCATAAACACCATTGATCGCCTGAGCATTGGCGTTGATCTGGTTTCCCTGGTTGTTTACCGTGCCGCTCAGGCTGTTGATCGCGCCCGCCTGAGCATCCAACCCCGTGGCCGGGTCGTTGATCTTGTTGCTGATCGACGTTATGGCTTGACCCTGGGCAGTGAGGATCTGTCCTTGCTGGGTGACGGTCGACCCCATTTGCTGAACTGTGGTCGAACTGGCTTTAGTGTCAACGTCAGTACGGAGGCCTTGCAGGGTGCTCGCCTGCGAAGACAACGTCCCGTTGATGTTGGTGATGTCAGTTTTGCTCTGCTGAACCTGCGCGGCTACGGCGCCGAAGTCGTTCGTGACAGTGCCAACGTTTTTCCAGTACGTGGCATTAGGTGGTCCGTTCGTGCCGTCCGCCTTGGCCGGAACTGCTTGAATCGCTGACCACAGGTTGTTGCCGACGCGCACGGTGTTGTATCGAGCGTATGCCGCGTTGGGGTCGTAAACTCCCCCACTGACGATGTCATCGATCTGACCCTCCAGGTCAGAGATTTGCTGATCGACGTACACCTGCGTGGCCTTGCCATCAATCTCCGATTTCAGATCCTGCCCGAATTGGTCCTTGGTCAATTCGTCGATGAGCAGATCGAGTATCGGCTCAGCGTCAGTGCTGGAAATAGCCGAGACCACAGTTCCGTTGGATGGATACCATGGACCAATGTTGCCTGTGCGGTCGACCAGACGTGCCCAGAAGTAGAAACGCACGCCCGCACGCAACCCTTGGAGGGTGTATTCGGATTGCGGATACGCCAGATCGCTGAGCTTTGTCGCGGCCGCAAGATCAGTCGCAGGGCTGTACCAAATTTCTGTACGTTGGGTGTCTTCTGCGCCTGGCGGAAATGTCCATTTCAGCTTGATGCCGAAGAGCAGTCCAGTAGCTGTCAGCGATGTCACCGCAGGCGGCAAACCTACCTTGCCGTTGAGCAGTGTCGGCTCGGAATACGCCCACAGCGACGAGTTTCCATTGACGCCAACAGCCGATACCCGAGCCGTGTAGGTGCCGGTGTATATCCCCGACACCTCGATCGACGCCGTGTAGGTAATCCCTGCATAGACCCAATCGCCCGAATCCTTCTTCCACCAGACCTGATAGCTCTGTGCGCTGCGTGCGGGCTCCCAGGTAATACGCATGGTTGCGATCGTCAAACCCTGCTTAACGGCCTCGTAGGTCGACAGCTGGATATTGGTCGGCATCGCCTGTGCCGCATTCGGAAGCGTGGTGGTTGGCGGGATTACTATCTGCGCCCCACTGTCGATAGCCGCGAATTTGCTCGCGTTGTGCTGAACCGCGACGACATCGTATTGAAGCTTGTCGTCCCCGAAGTTCTCGGTGATGGTCAGAATTCGATAGGTTTCGGGCACGACCTCGGCGGTCTCGATCGCATAGACCGACTCGGTTACCGGAGCCGCGCTGAAGTTCTCGGTGACCGTGATCACGCGACCAGTAACGGTCTTGATGATGCGTGTCTGCGCTGTTCCGTTCGGCTGGATCACGACCAACGTATCGCCGGCGGCGACAGTCAGGTCGTCGTCCACTGTGACGCTGCTCGTGGTCGAAGCCTTGACCCGTCCGCCGATTGGTTTGCCTGCGTAGTGCTGGTCGGCAACACGGATGATCTGGCCAGGCCGCGCGAGCACGCCGTCCAATCCAACACTGAATTGAATGGTGCCGGTTTCCAGCTGGTTGGTCAGCAGCGTGTAATGGCCAAGGCGCTGAGCCTGTCCTTGCGATACGCAACCGAACGCCGTGATTTCGGTTTCGCGGATCCCGTAGCGGGCGATGGCCTTTGTGTTTGGGACGTACTCGACTTTTTGTGCGCCGAAGTCGTCCCGATCACTCCAGCTTACTTTCGCAACGCTGAAGCGAGTAGACCCGGACGACCCCGGGCGGCTGAAATAGCCGTCGATGACGTTGGCATTGGTGTAGGTGTACACCGGGTCGTTTGGCATATCCGCGGACGCGACTACTTCGCTCCCGGCGTAATAGGCCATACCGCGAAAAATGCTGGCCAGATCTTGCAGGACCTGGAGCGCATCGGCGCGCGACTGCAAGTAGAGATTGCAGGTGAAACGAGGCTCCTGCCCGCCCTTGCCGTCCGAGACCATCGCATCGCAGTACTGCGCGATCTGGTACAGCTCCCACTTGTCGACGTTGTCGCTATTGATGAAGCGGCCCAGCCCGTAACGATCATTGATAATGATGTCGCGGTAGATCCACGCCGGGTTATCGGTCCATGCGAGTTTGAACGTGCCATCCCAAGTACCCGTATAGGTTCGCGATTCCGGCGCGTAGTTGCTCGGTACCTGGATGATGCGGCCTTTGATACGGAAAGCGCGCTCGGGGATGTTCGAAAACTGACTCGCATCGATCTTGATCCCAACCAAAGCGGTGTAGGGATATTGCAGCTTGGCGTCGATGACTTCGGTGTAGCTGACGACAGTCGTCGTGTCGCCGATCTTGGCATCGGTGTAGTCGGGCGTGGTGCGACGGACGCGGATAGACCAGCCTTCTTCGGCAGCCGGGAGGTCGATCCGATGAGAGCGCTGATAACCGGTGGTGGTCTTGCCGTTAAACGCCGTGGTGATGATCGGAACGTAATCAGAGCCGTCCGTTGAAAGCTCGACCACATAGTTCACAGTAAAGCCGTTGGTGTCACCGTCGCTGTTCTGCTGAAAGAGCGCAGACGCGCCGAGTCGCAGACGCACACCCGACAACTGCAGATTGCTCAGGCTCTGCGTCCACGGCTGAGAGGCTTTCAGTTCAACTCCAACCGCATGTTCGGTCTCTACAGACGGAAAGCCGGTGATGTAATCCTGATCGTGCTCGCCAAAGCGCTGCTCCCAGGTGACCCCGGTGAAGTTCATGGAGCCGTCGGTGCCCTGAATCGGTGTTTCATCCAAGTAAATGGAGCGGAGGCCGTCAACCAATCCAACGATAGGCCCCTCGCTGACGGCGTCCAAAATGTTCGCGTAACTGGTGTTGATCAGGCTGTCCGGGCTTTCTACAGGCGTGTGGCTGCTTTCGCTGCCTTTGGAGCCGCGAACGATGGTGTCGGTCATTGGAAAGCCCTTACTGTTCGTCTTCGGCGACGATTCCCAGTGAAATCATGGCGGAACCCACGGTCATCTCGCCGTAGCACAGCGGTACCGGGTTGCCTTGGGTGACGGTGTTCTTGATGCCTGAGAAGTTGTAGCTCGGCTGGTTATCCGCAGCTTCGCTGCTGTCGATGCCTGTTTGGGTGCCCGTGATCATTTGGGCAATGCCGCCGATGGCGAGAGAAAAGCCGACTGCGCCCACTACCGTCCAAGCCGCAGCCCCCGCCGCAGAGCCGTACAAGGTGGCACCTCCTGCAGCCAGGCCACCTGAGAAATAACTTGCTACGGCGATCAGTACGACGCCGATGACAGTTTGCAGCCCCCCGCCGCTCTTGCTCCCTTGCACTACTGGAGCTATACGAATGTCGTTGTGGCTGGGCGGATCTCGTAATTCGCCTTGACTCAAGTTTCGGCGCCCATAGAAAACTGCGAAATCCAGACCCATATCTTTGGAAGTTAACAAGAATTCGTTGAAGCCCTTGTGCAGAACGCCAAGTGCGCGAATAGCCTCTGCTGCTGAACTGACCGCGATCCGGTGTACGCGGCCGAATCTGGCACCAAGTTTCCCGTAAAGCCTAACGGTCCGAAGTCGTTCAGCCATTTTTCCCACCCATAAAAAAACCCGCCGTAGCGGGTTTGTGTTTGTCGGTCAGCTTCTCACAAGCAACTCTTTAACTCGGGCTGAAGCTTTCGTGATATCCATGTGTCGCCCACCTCGTAATACCGAGCTGAGGTTTTTGAACCAACGCTTTTCAGGTCAACGAAATATTCGTTGCCTCCTGTGGTCACTGTAGTCCCGCCATCCCGGCCAGGTTGAATGCTCACCGCCGGCGCACTCCCGGCAAGGCTGGTATCTTGCCAGGCAAAGAGCACGCATTTAGACAAATCGCCTTCTGACTTCGCCGACGTATAAGTTGCCGCCGGGCCCTTTTCTCGCATTTGGCTGATCGTCGGGGACACGCACCCAGCAATCAGGACAACTGCCAGCGCCCCTATCAAAATTCGCATGATGATCCCTCATTGTGGTTTGCGCGAACTCTACCACCAGCAATGAGACATACGAAACGCCAGCACGAAAGCCCCGCCTAGGCGGGGTGCTTCGTTGATCTTCGAGTTAGGCTGCGTCGAGGCCGAGAGTCATCTGCAACTGATCGCGCCAATAGTCGACTTGGTGCTCAAGTCCGGGCTTCTTCGTTTTCCACTTGGCGAGTTCGCGTCCTCCCAAGCTCGCGATGTCTTTCGCTTCGCTGTACATCCTGCAGGCGCGATCGAATTGCTGTTTCTCGTTTAGCTCGCCGCGTAGAAGTGCGTCGATATGTAGGTCCGCCCATACAGCGAAATCGACATTGAGCCAGCGAGCGAATCCGACTGCCATTTTTGGATGCAGCCAAGTCCCACCCGCCCTTCCCTTGCTCGTTTGCACTAAAAGGTGGGATTCCCCCACATTTAGATGTCGTGCCAAGGCATCCATGTACTTAATGGTTTCGGGGAGGCGCAGCCACTCCGCCGGCTTCTTATTGAAGCGCTTTGCAACATCGGTGACATTGATCCAGCCGTCACTGTTAAAGCGGACGGCCTGACCTTCGTAATGAAAAGGGATGATTGCGGAATTCATGCCGCTGCCCTCCGCGAAGCCTGGTACAACGAGCGACGACGCAGGTTCTCAGTCGCCCAGACCACGAACTGGAACATTTCTTCAGTCGAGACCGGCATGTCTTCATCCACTAGCATCGACTTCATGAACTCACGGCGATTCAGCACGTAGGCGTCCATCGGGACTGGCATCACTTGTTTGTTGCCGAGGGGGTCGGCGCTGACCAAGTAGCGTTCGTCCTGACCCAGTTTCTCCGGAAGCAGGTGCGCTTGGCGCTGGATGTATTCGCCTTCAATACCATAGCTTGCGACGAAGTTGCAGGCCGCATCCAATTGATCGGCAGGGATCAGCTCAATTCGCGGGACACTAAAGCGAGCGTGCAGCGCCGACGACATCTTCATTTTAGCGCTGCGCTGGTTCTTGGTGGGGAGCGAGGCTATGCGGCAGCGGATGACATTTCTGATCGTGCGCGCGCCTTCTGCACCGAGAGCTTCGTTCACCGCTTTCGCCACGAGCGTCTCGCTCGACAAACCAAGCTGATCCGCCATCCAGTTGAACGCAGCGATGTACGCTTCCTTGGTCGCTGCCGACTTCTTGCCGGTGAAGCCCATGACCAAAAACATGAAGCCGTCTTTGGTCATATCCCACTGAGGTAGACTGCGACCTGAGCCGTCGACATAGGCACTGAGCGTAAAATTGCGCTCAGTGAATTCCGTCGAGCACTCCAGACCGTCGATCTTGCGCAGCACATCTTTGTGCAGCTTGCCAAACGCCGCAGCAACATTTTGTGAGCTAGTGAAAGCCTCGCCGTTGCGGGCCTCCACAAATTTGCGCATGTCTACTACTGTGCTAACATCGTTCATGACGATTTCTTCTCCGAAGTTGATCTCGTTTCCCGAAGCCCCAGTGTTCCCGCACTGGGGCTTCTTCGTTTTCAGGCCACGGCCTGCTTGCTTTGCTGCATTTCCCGCCATTTCAGGCCCTCCTCAATGAGCAGCCCGAATTCTGCATTCAAGCTGCGACGATTTGCATGAGCCTGGTCACGAGCTTTCTCCTTAAGTCCCTCGGCAATTCGAAGGCTATAGGGTGGGGTTTGGTGCCTATCCGTCATCGTTTCCGCTCCGCATGTGGATTCATAATGCAGTCACTAAATACTGATCTCACCACACAGTGCCGTCAAGTGGATTCTTGAATCTTTTTGCCGTCATGGACAAAATATCATTTCATATCATCAAATCGTGGATACCCATGTCAGACCGGCACGTACTTCCTCCATATTCCCTGCGCATGACGGCCGACCTACGGGAAATGCTTGAAGCATCTGCCAAGCATGCGAAGCGAAGTCTCAATGCTGAAATCATTGCTCGGCTTGAGGAGTCTTATGCTCACGACCAAGCGATCCTCGACCAAGAGTCATACGAAGCTTGGGCAAAAGAGAACTCTGTCGAGCCTGCCGACCAGAGCATCGTACTAGCGCTGAGTCAGCTCAGATTTCTTCTCGCAAACGCTGAAGATGGTATTAGGAAAATCGAGCGCCTCTACGACGAGAAGACAGGCGAACACGCAATCACAGCCGATGAGCACGGAAACATCGTGAAAAGCTACGAGCGGAAATAAATGCTCATCACCTTCAAACTCCTCAGTCACACCAAGCGGGACGACGGCCTGATTGGGCGTTATCACTTGGAAGTGACGGACACGAGCAGCCACAGGACCGTGACGATCTCTGCTGAGCCAAAGCATCTCGCCTCCGCTCGCTGCATGAAAACCCTGCTGCTAAATCGATGCATGTTCTACAGGGCGACGCGAAAAGAACATGATCAGATGGTGCTTGAGATGCTAGATCCGCGATATGCAGCGACCCTAGAGTAACCCAGCCAGCCTGGGCCTTTACCTCATCCCCTAAACCAGCAGTAAGGTCATTTCATGGAAGAATGGGCAGCTAACCCTCAATGGTGGCTCAGTAACGTAGTCTCGACCCTTATGGGGATTTTGCTGGCCGCCGCCCTTCCATCACTTTATCGAAGGGCGACAGTAGTCTTACGGGCGCTGATGAGCCAAACGCGAGGACGAATTCACCGAACTTACAAGTCCTTAAAACTGAAGCGCCTCAAAAGGGCCGGGGCTCTCAGATTTGACAGCGTCGCCATACACAGACGCATTGCCTTCAGCTACGCCATGTTGACCCTCTTCATGGTAGTCGGCATCGCAACCATAATTATGCTTTTGATGTTGCCACCAAGGATGGGATCGACGCGCGCGGCCTTTGTGGTAGGTATATTCGCTGCGATCCCTGCATTAGGCTTTGAGATCGCATGGCTGCGAGCCTCCTCGCAGGTCGACGATTTGCTTAAATTGCGTGCGAAGGTGAAACCGTCGCGTCGCGGTCTTCGTTAGGATCGACCAGTTGCCGTAATGCTCGGATGCAAAAAGCCCAGCACTTGGCTGGGCTCCTTATCAGACGCAGGTGCCGCCCTTGTGATGCGACCCTGTTCCGCCTGTTGGATGCGTGCCTTTGGGGCAGGCTGACGCTGACAACGAAACGATCGACAACAAAGCTACCAGGCCTGCAATTGCTATTTTCTTCATGACGCCTCCTTGCACTGCGGAATGCAGTTCTAGGCTATCGGCGCAAGAGATGCCCGCTTGAATCAAAAAGCCCGGCTCGAGGCTGGGCTACTTCGACTTGATCAGATCAACCGCTGTCTTGAGTAGCTCTTTAGCCAGATCGAGACTGGCCGAGCCGCTCGGCGTAAGTTCGTCCTCCGTTTCCTTAGGCCGATGGTTGAAATATCGAAGCAAGGCAATCAGAAGCAACGTTGGCACAGCGGCCAGCGACACCACAATTGGAATATCGGCCGTGGTATGCGGTCGAAATGAAACGAACCAGTAGTGCTCGCCGAACGTCATCCGACCATTGCCAAAAAAGACGAAGCCCAGCAAAGCAGCGTAGAAAACCACGATCACCACAGAAGCAAGAATAGTGATTATCCGTTGCCAGTCCGAACGCCATTTCTCTGCATCCAACGTACGGCGAGCAAGACTAAAGTCCCTAGCGTCACCGTCGGCTAAATTATTGATATCGTCCTCCGTCATAAAAGCCCTAACGCTTTCAGACGGAATTCCATTGCCGCGGTAGAGACTCCAAATTTCTTGGCCAGATCTCTCAGGTCGGTAGTTCCATCGCCATAAACCGCTTGCTTTAAAACCGCAGCAGGCATCAGCAATGCAGCGGCAAACCGGTTCGCTGCGATTTCTCTCGGATCGCGAGATTTTGCACTGAATTGCTCGGAAGTGTCGCGTGGAGCATCCAAATCGCCATGAACGTGGTGACCGATCTCATGTGCAATTGTGAAACGCTGACGAACAGGTGCCTCGCCAAAGTTGTAGGTAATGAGAGGGCGTTCGCCAGGTCTACGCTGATAATGCCCACTCTCGTTTGTGTAGTCATCGTCAAATGGCGTCACAACACAAACCTCGATCCCCATAGCCTTTGCGATGGCTTCAGGGTCAACGGGCAAGCCACCATCCCAGTGAGCGTCAAGGACGTCGTTTGCAGTTCGGTACTCCATACGGCCTCCTGATTTCGTTGATTCGTTATTCAAAAATGAGGCGGGAGTCTGCCGAAGTCAAGAGATACTGTCAAATTAGTCTTGACACGCTTTACCGACATCTATAGAAGCGCCCTCCCTGTCTACCCATCCAGCGGTGGACAAACGATCAGTACCGCACAGAATCACGCCGTAGTAGCGTTGCGCCTCCAACGAACCGCCTCGGTCCGTTGCCTGCAAGCCCATGGACCGGGGCAATGTGACCTAGGAGGTCAAAATGTCAACTGATGGAAAACTGAACCCTTTGGAAGGACTCAGCTCGCCGGTTGGGCTGGGTACGTTAGCGGCTCTGACTGCACTGACACAGGCAGTGCAAAAACTAGCCGGAAAGGACAGTAACGTCGTCATCCAGGCGTTGGAAGCAGCTCTACATCCTGGTCCGTTCGCCAACGCTAGCGCCGAAGTCCAAAAGAACTACAAGGCGCCTATCGAGCTAGCGCTCAAGACGGCCAAGGAAGTAAAGGCTGCGATCTCCTAATCAGAGGCTCGCTATGACAGCCCTGATCGCGTCATTTTGCTCAGGGTTTTCACTGAAGCCGAGCGCCGCCTCTATGCGCTGCAGGCGAATTTCAAGCAATTCGTCACGGCTTGACTTGGCATGCACCTCAGCGTCAATGGCGCTAGCACCGCTGATGCGCACTCCTCCTTCTTCTGTTAATTCAAAAGGCTGATTCATTGATTGCTCCTGCGGCATCGCCGCTCACTGTTTCGCGTCTTTATGCCTGAGGATCAGGCGTGTTGCTTCGGTCCAGTACCCGCCGTAGACATCTCGCTTAGAGTCACGGCCGTAAAGGTGGTGCAGGATGGATCCGGGAACTGGATGATGATCAGGCTCGGTCTTGAGCATGCCATCTGCAAGAAAGATTCCTGCGTGATTCGGGACCGGCGAGCGAACCTGCATCAGGATCAAATCACCTTGATGCAGGTCTGCCGGCCCTACCTGGACGAACCCAGCACCTTCGAAGTTGTCGGTGTAAAGGTCCTTCCCTTCGTTCCACCATCCATCTTCGCGGTCGTACTCCGGTAACGTGATGCCCAGCTCGCGCCGGTAGTAATCGCGCACCAATGAGTAGCAGTCGAGAACCCCATGCCTGAATGGGCGCCCTATCAGTGGCGCCCGATATCCACTCGGCTCATGTATCAAATGGCTGACCGGTACCCCTTCGCGGACCTCAATGATCATCCAAGGCAGCCCAGTACCTTCCATCGATACTCGATCTGCATGGCTGAGCCGCGCCGACTGTCCGGGATGGCTGTGCACGATGGCGATGATCTCGCCCTGATCTTCGGCAAGCACCCAAGATTCAGCACTGATTTTGAAATCATCTTCCGGCTTCTCGGCGGAGTTTGAGACCGGCACATATTTGTTCGACCGACCGGACCGAATGATCAATCCGCAACACTCTTGGGGGCACGACGCTCTCGCGTGGTCATAGATTGCTTTAACGGTGTCTTTCGAGAGCCTCATTCAACACCTCAATATCCAGCGCTCGGGTATGAGCCATAGCGCAATGGGTTGTTCGCGCCGAAGCGCAGCTTGCAGCCAAGGAGGGTGCCGGAGCACATATCTTTGGCAGGATCGTCGGTCGGTACGTCCTTGTCGGTGAAATATGCCGAACCGGTGTAGCCGCAGTAGGCACCCCGGTACCCGCCTATCACCAACCACTGGCAGCAGTTTGCAACGATCTGGCGCCCTGGCAGCTTCCGATCGGTGGCGATCAGCGGAGACTTGAGAATGAAGGTCGCGTTCGACGCGTCCGCTGCTTGCTTCTGGTCGATGGTGTAGATGTCATCCGTGAAATGCTCCTCCGGATTCGCTTCAGGGTTTCCACCCGGGAAGTTGACGGCATCGAGGTAGCGCCCCAGCGTCCGGTGGCGAACAACCTTCGCGTCGATCAAATCCTGATACGTAGCACACAGAGCCGTGATGAATCCGGTGACATTGCCTACGGCCAGTGTCGGGTTGCTTTGCTGCCCCTCCCCGGTCATGCCCATGCCATCTACCTTGATAGGCCAGGGCGAGTACTCCACGCCCTGCCAAGTGATGCCACCAAGCTTGGTGTAGCCGTGGAAGTAGTAGATGTCGCCAGCGATCGCGCTGAGGTCCAACTCGAACAGCTCAACGTACTGCCCTGCCTCAAGCTTCTGGACATCTTCGTAAATGCTCTCGGCCATCAGGTCACCTGGTAAGTCTGTTCAAAGGTGGCAGTGAGCGACCATGCGTTGCCGCCCAGATCCGTCGGGGCAAAGCTGTCACAAGTGAAGTAAAGGGGGCCGTCGAACGGCGTTGCCCAGATGAAGGCCTTGTACCCCTTCTGGGCCCGAAGGAACGCCAGAATCGCGGCGATCCGTGCCTTCTCGCCGGTAAACGTCAAGTTCCATGACTGGGTTTCATTATTGATCCCGTCCGCCGCCCGCTGCTTGTAGCCTTGACCGAACTGGGCGGAACGGATGCGCTGAGTAAATGTGCCCGGCGCCGATTTGTCAGGGCGCCAGGTGAATGTGTCAGCCATTACGCCCTCCCATTGATGGCTTTGCGGATATTCCCTTGCGGGCCTAGCGACTTCGCTTCCAGCTGCTTGTAGCGAGCCTCGACAAATCGCCCGATCTCGGCGCCGAACTGCTCCATGCCGGAGGTATTGCTGCTTACCTGAGAGTTTCCGTCGCCGCTGATCTGGATCGAGACCGTGATGGGGGAAGACCCTCCAGAACCGGCAGAGACCGAGCCCCCACCAGACCCCAGCGGAGTGACGCTGCCGCCATCCGCCCCCGTCATCAGGTAGGACTTCCCGCCCTGACTGAAGAGTTCGGGGCCCAATTCGTTCACTTGGTACAGCGAGTTCGGCGCAACATCGCCGCCGGTAGCGCGCTGGCCAGCCACGTAATCCTGAAATGCTGAGCCGGTGTAATCGGACTGTGATGAGCCTGCTGTCGCGCTGCCGCCGAAATACGAGCCCGCAGCAGACGACACCAACCCCAAAGCCGAGCTGAAGATGCCCGCCGTCGCTTTGCGCGCCGCAATCCGTGCCAGATCAGAGATCACAGACTTCGTGAAGTCGGCGAACGACAGCTTCCCGGTAAGCGCGAAGTTCGTCACCGCGTCTTCCATGGAGCTGAAGGCATTGCCGAAAAGACTCTTGGTCTGTCCCGCAACATCCTTGGCGCTGTCGAGGTAGTTTTCCCATGCGGAGGTAGCCCCATTGGTCCAATCACCCTGAGCAGTCTGTACATCGGCATAGTTCTGCCGAATCTGGTCGGTCGCCTTTTTGTTGGCATCGGCCAGCGCCTGGGACTTCTTGGCGAACTCCTCATCCGACATGTTCCGCGACGGGTCTGACTTCTGGTTCGCCAGGTCCAGTGCCTGCTGAGCGAACCGGTCTTGCTGACTGTTCAGTTGGGCATCGAGTGCGTTCTGCCGGTCACCGCGACCGACACCGAGCACCGCACGCTGACCGGCAAGTTCAAGGGCTTTCTGTTGCTGATCCAGTGCCTGCACGTACTGGGTGATCGAGCGGGTCTGCTTGTCGATCCGGCCTTTTTCGTTGTTGGCCAGCACCTCAAGTTGGCTGTCAGCATCCTTCTGCGCCTTGACCATGCTAGTCCGGGCGTCAGCGATTTTCTGATCCAACTGGATGCGCTGTTCACCAGTTGTCGACGACTTGTCTCGCACTGCTTGTAGGGCGGCGATTTCAGCCTCGTAGGCGGCGGTAAGGTCGCCCTTCTCCTGCTCAACGATCGCAACGCGCTGGCTGCTGTACGACTCAGCCGAGACCAGCCCGGCTTTCTGCGCCGAGTCCAGTTCCTTTTCGAGGTTCTGGTAGTAACCGGTGATCGACTTGAGATTGTTCTGAGCATCGTTGAACCCGGTCAGGTTCAGCTGGTTGGCCGGGCCTTTCGGGTCCTTGAACTTGTTGTTGATATTGGCGATGTTCTTGTCGACGGTCGCCTGACTGAGCCGGGAGTCATTCGGATCGGTTTTCCGGATGTCGTCCAGCCACTTTTTGTACTCCTTGACCGCCTCGACGCGTTTTTGCTCGTTGGTCCATGACGACTTGGCAAGGGCGTCAACCTTGCCCATCGCCTCGATGGAGTCTTGCTCTGCCTTGACCCTATCACCAACGTACTTGGTCCTCGATGCTTCGGCATCACGCTGCAACAGCAGGAAATTGAGCCGCGACTGATCTTGCTCTTTAGTGGAGCCGGTTTTCGTCAGGTCAGGATTATCTTCGCCAATGATCGGAATTGCATCGTAGCTGGACGGTGTGTTAATCCGCTTCTGCAGAATGGCTATCTGCTGTTCCAGTGTTTGTTCGCGCCCGACATTAAGCGTCGCATCCAGCGCCCCCGCCGCCGCGCCCTTGATTGCGTTCCAGCCGCGTTCAATCAGCCCGAGGTTCTTAGTGATTTCGCCCGCGCGCGTTGATACCGTTTCCGCGTAGGTGTCGGTCAACAGCTTTGTCGCACCGATCGAATCGCCCTGCTCCTTCAGCGCGACAATCTGCGAGTAAACCGACGCGGTAAGAAAGTGGTACTGATCGTTTAACGATTTAGCGGCAGCTACCGGGTCATCGGCGATCTTCACGAACTCGGCGATAGTGGATTCAACCGACTTACCGGTCGCCTTTTCCATCTCCAGTGCCGCTTCTGTGATTTCCTGGAAACTACCGCTGGCGATCTTGCCGGACCCTGCCAACTGCGCCAGAGCTGCAGCGGCAGCACCGGTGGTGCCTACCGTGGTGCTCACTTGCCGAGCCACGTTTGCAAGCTGACCCGCGCTCGTGCCGGCGTAGTTGCCGGTCAGGATCAGTTGCTTGTTGTACTCATCTGACTCGGCAGCGCCCTTTTCGTAAGCAACGGCCAGACCAATGACGCCAGCTGCGACCAAAGCAAGGGGTGCGGCAATGGCTGCGATTCGCAGTGCCGACGCCCCGGCGCTGGTCCCGATCTCCAACAGATTGTGAGCGGCCACACGAAAGTTGCCTTCGGCCAGGGCGTTGCCCAACTGCAGGACGTTCTCGCGCGCGCCTTTGGTGTTCAGGCTGAACTTCGATGTCTCGTCGCCCAGGCCTTTGACCTTCTGCCGGGCGGCGTCGATAGATGCGGAAAAGGTTTTGAAATCATCCTCGCCAATGTTGCCTTCGGCGCGGTGCTTGTTCAGCAGCTCCTGTTGATCGTCCAGCTTTTGCAGCGCCGCCAATGCAGGGCTGATCTTGCCCAGCAGCGCCTGCAACCCCTCAGCCTGGACGCCAGTAGCCGCCGCGGCTTCCTTGGCGGCTTTGGCTTGCTGCTGAGTTGTGCCGACAAGAGCGTCCGACTCTGCCTGCATACGCTTCTGGAGCGCGAGCAGGCTCGCAGTCGAATCGCGGCTGACGTCCATCGCACCGGCAGTGCTGGCGACGCTGGTGGTCAGGCGCTGATAGTACTCGCTGTTCTGCAGGGAGGTTTTGGCTGTTTCCAGCAGGCGGGCCTTGGCATCGGCGGTTGCTTGCGCAGCACGGGCCTCTGCCTCTGCCAGCTTGTCAGCGGCGTCAGCGGTCTTCTTGAACCCCGTGGTGACATCATCAGCTGCCTTTTCTGCCTTCTCACCGACGTCGACCAGCTTGTCGAGGTCAGTGGATGCCTTTGCAACGTCCGACGTATCGATGCTTATGCCGAGCGATGCGATATCCATTGATTCACCTTGATATGCCGCTACGGGCTTGTGTCTCGGGCTTCAGCCATCACGGCCAGGGCCTCAGCCTCCATGATCCGAAGATCCTGGAATACCTGGTTGGTGGTTTTCTTGGGGATGCCGACAAGCGACATGACGGCTGGCACAACGGCATAGTCCAGGCCAGTGGCGCCACCCATGCCGGTGCGCCACTGAGTACCCATGGCCTCCATGACGACGAACGCTGGCCAGTTGTCAGGAAGAACCTCGACAACGTCGTCGAAGTCAGCAGCGGTGACGCCAAATAGCGCCATCTGATCTTGCGGCATCGCAGGCTGGTGCAGCGCCTGCGATACCTCCTTCAGTTTCCCAGGCGAGCCACAGCAAAAGCGTTCTGATATGCCTTGACGATTGCATCAGCCGCGCCGGCCGAGGTGTTGACCAGAGCACGGATGGTCTCCGGCGACAGCTTGTCATCGAAGCCCCAGCCCACGACCAGTTCGCTGACTTGCTTTACCTGGCGGTCGATGTCAGCCAGGGTCACATCCACGATGGTGATGTCATCACCGAGATCCTTCAGCCGTTCCTGGTCATCCCTGGCCGCCTTGTTCCAGTTCGCGAACAATTCCGCGAGTTCCTCGCGGTCGCGGTATTTGAACTCGAACGGAACAGCCTGCACCGTCCCGCCAACGCGAGGAATGTCCACGTCCGCCTTGAAGGTCGGGTTTTGGGCAATCTTGAACCTCGCCATGGATTACGCCCCGCCCGCTACAGTGGTGTACCGGGTCGGCTCGGCCTGCAGCGCCAAGTTCACCGTGCGGGCCATCACGTTGTTGCGAGTGATGGTTGGCTGCTTGGAAAACGAGGTGTAGGTGCCGTAGAAGATGGTGTCGTTGCCCGGCAGGTTCATTCGTGCGGCTTGGATCTGCTTGCCGGAGTCGGCTTTTGACAGTACGGCGTTATGCGGCAGCGCTGGATCGTCAGCAATGGTGAGCGCCATGCTCGATGCCGCCTTGTCAGTGGGAATTTGCCGTCCCTGGTCATCTTCCAGAAAGACGACGTCGGTGTAGTTCTGATCGCCCCCGGAATAGGCCACATCGACTACCTGCGGTACAGCGACCCAGGTGAGGATCTTTTTCAAAGTACCCACGCCACTCCCGACTGGATAGAGCTGCGTGTCAGTGGTGTCAACACCTTCCAGAGTGATTGCCGTGGTCGTCGCAGCCTTGACTCGAACGACGCGGTTGTTAAGTCGAGACCATGCGGAGGTGACGAGAACGATGTCGCCTGCCGAGAGGGTACCGCCAGTCACGGTGGCCACCGCCTCGGAGGCATTCGTGATTGCGCTGAACGCCAATTCGGCAGCGTAGGTCGCTGCGTGCTGGATCGTTGCGCCGTTGGGGAGTTTGTAGCCCATGGGGTTGTTTTCCTCTTCACAGAAATGAAGAACCCTGCACTTGGCAGGGTTCGGGTGTGCCCAATGGGCGGGTTAAAAGGTGTCTGCCCGGTATCGGAACGATGTCGGCAGTGATGTGGTGGTATCACCCTGGATGGCTGCCGCCGTTGAGAGCGGCGTCATGACGAATACCGTCAGCCCCCCCTGAGTCACGCCAAGGTTGTTCGGAAACAGCGCGCGGATCTCGTCGGAGATTCCAGAAGCCGCACCCCGGCCGCTACCGGCGTTGGTGACGACATTGATTTGGAACACGCCCTGAAACAGTCGATGCACGCCTTCAAGGTCGATGCTGTCGACGGCGGCGGGCAGCAGGTACGCCTGCAGGTAGGTCCCGCCATCCGCCGGCGGCGTGAATGCCACGTCCTCGAATGCGATTGGCAGCTTGGGTGTTCTGGCATTCGCCCAGGTGTTGAGGCGGCTCTCAAATGCCGCACGAATCAGCCTGTCGCTCATTTCTCAAGTCCCGAGACGGCGTTGTTGATGTAGGTTTGGAATTCTGTAACCGAGACGCGGACCATCCCGGCCGGCGCCTGTTTCGACCAGGCTTCGTACTCAAGGCGCGGGCCGTAGGGCAAGTTATTGATCAGCCAGATGGTGCCGACCTCGCTGCTGAAGGACTGGATCAGCGCCGAGGCATCCCCCTTCGCTTCACTGCCGCGCGGGTCGATCAGATCGAGTTGCCCAGTCGCCGGTGAATCGAAAGTCACCTGCCAGTTGCCCCTGAACCGGCCGCCGGTATATCCCTTGCCGGAGATAAGCCCGTTAACATCGAAGTTCTGGACCCGCTCGGCCTTGGTCAGTGGCTTGGCGTACTTGACGCCCTTTCTCAGCTTCCCAGACTTGGTGAAATTGGACTCGGAGAGATTGATCACCGTATTGCGTGCCGCGACCTTGAAGTCGTAGTTGTCAGCCTCTCGGGTGTTCTTCTCGCGGTAGGCAAGGTTCGCCGCCCACAATTCAGGATTGCCGACAGGCGATCGGTCAATGACCGAGTAGACCAGATCCAACGACACCTTCTTTACCACGGTTTCGGCGTTGACCTTGGCCTTCTCCACGAACGCTTTGAGGTCAAGGCTGAAGCTCATTTTCGGGCCTGCACGCTGTATCCGACCGCCAGCCCTGCGTAATCCCAAGGGTCGACGTTCTGGATGGTGTAGATGTCGCCATCGAAGAGGATGCTGTCCTGACTCTCGGGCTTTGGCATATCAGAGCCATTCAGCAGCACCGGAGAAATCAGAATCTTGAAGTCACCCTGCTTGATCCGGGTGCCGTCGATGTCGGACTGCTGGTAGTTCTCGCGGAAGCCCGACCCGTCGTAATTCTGCATCGTTGGCGTGCTGCCTCCGGTGATTGGGTCGTACTCGCCTTGCGTTGTCTTGACCAGCGTCAGCTCCAGCCCATTGCCACCTTGCGATCGAGGCCTCAAGTTGCGGGCTACGGTAGCTTTCGCGCGGTCGTAGATATCGGCCATCAGGATCGACTCAGTTTGACCTGCCCGCTCGACTGAACGAGCCCGGTGAATTGGGCGTATGACTGCCGAATGGCGGCCGCCTTGGTGATGACGGCGCTGGCTGCCGCGAACTTGGTGGTGATGGGGCCGACAGTCTCTTCCGTGATCGCGCCTTGCTTGGTTGCAGGATCTGCCAGGTCATCACCATGAATTTCCGCCGCCAAAGCCATCTGGCCGGCCTTCACTTGCGCGGGGATTGCGTCAGATGGCAGGTCGAAGCCATTCCGGCAGACGCCAAGTCGCGGCCAGGCCAGCGCCTGATCACGGTTGATCGCGCAGCCTTTCCACTGTAGAGCGTTCATCTGGAGGGCGGCGCGTCGAAGCACCGCCTCTTGCCCAGGCTCGTCCGCAGGAATAGTTTTGCCAAACTTGGCAGCGTAATCCGACAGCTCCGCAGCAGTGGCGAAGCTCTCGGCGTCAGGTAGGCCTGCGCCCGTTTCTATGATCAAGGACACAGCAGACCTCCCTTTTATTTGAGTGCCGCGCCGCTAAGAGCAACGCGGGCTTGTTTTACTCTGCAAGGCGCCAGCCAGCCCGGGCATAGTCGCCAGTCATTTCCGGATGCACATCGGCGAATGCCTGCGTGCCGTCTGGCTTGTCGTTGACCATCCGGACTGTTTCGACCGCAGGTTCAAGACCCGGCGCAGGGGCCGGATTCTGAGGCACATTGCCGAATACCTGGGCATCGTGATCACCCGCAGGTAGCTTCGGATCGATGACGTTCACCTCGCCGGCCAGCGTTTCATCGGCAGTACGCTCGTCGTTGCCTGTTTCTTCCTGGGCTCGAGCCAGAAGATCATCGGCCTTCTGCGCCGCGTCATCTGCTTTGGCCTGTTCCGGCGAAATGGTGGCAGCGTCGGCCTTCGCTTGCAGGTCGTCAGCAACCTGCTGAGCATCAGCGGCTTTCTGTTCGGTAGTCTTCTTGGTCATTTTCATTTCCTCGAATGATGTCAGAGGCGGCAGCGAGCGAACCCGCTGCACACTCGATTGCGGTGAGTTAACCGCGCAGGACCGCGATGTGATCTGGCTTGACGGCTTTCACACCCCAAGCCAGTGCGATCTCCCAGTAGATCTGGCGATACTGGCGGTACTGCACCAGCTGGAAGTTCAGGCCCGACACTGGATCGGTGACAGTCATCACGTCGTCGGCGGCGTCGATGGCTTTACCATCCAGCCCAACAGGCATGGCCGGCTGACGCGCAGCCAGAACCAACGCGGAACGAGCAAATGCCACGCTTGGGCGATAGCTGTTGCCGACAGTAATCGCGGTGTTATCAGCGATTGGAGTCAGCAGGCCAGGACCGCCGATCGTGACAACGCCGCCCGAGAGCGCACCGGTCACCATGTAGACGTTCGGATCGCCTGCAAAGGTGATGGCGTCGCCGGCCAAGATGGTGCCGGTGCCAGTGTCTACAGGAATCGACACTGATCCGATGACCAGGCCGGTGCTGTTAACCAGCCAGCCAGCGCCAGTGCCCTTGGTGATGGGCTTAAGCTGTGCCGACTGACCTACGTCAAAGCCTTCAACTCGCCCAATGATGCCCTGACGGAGCAGTTCATCAGT